GTATGCAGATCCACCATTTGTAATAGTGGCAGTCAAAATGCCGCCTGTAGCATTTACATTCCAATCAGTAGCAATTGGGTAATGGAACACTTGTGAAAAGTAACCTGCTGATCGTTGAGCGCCTAATGCAAACCCTGCGTCATACCACACATTCTCACGAACGTTATAAATAACAGCATTGTTACACTCGGTGGCAGTACCTGATGGGTAGAACCACCAGATCTCGCCAAAGCGTGGAACTTTGGTTACCCAAATCTTTTCACGTTGTTCGTAGTTTAAGTTGTCAAAGAAGTAGTTCTGGTTGAAAGTATTAGGAATCTCTTTCACAACACCATTGTAAAGCAAGAACCGATCAACACCACACCAGTAATACACACCGTCATACTCAATCACAGACTGGCTTGAAAGAATAGATGACTGGCTTGAAATTAAGTCATACCGCCAGTACTGTGGTGGCGTGCCTGTACCACCAATGAATGAGACTCGAATTAAAGAATCTAAGCTCCAAAAGAGGCCCGATGGTGCATTAGATCCGCCGCGTACTGGTAATCCTTGGACAATCTTGCCCGTGGCCACTGAGACCTCGTTGGCATCAACAGATACCCAATCATTCACATTTCCAGCCGAACAATTCTTAATCAGTCCATCATTGCCGTAGACAAATACGTAAGGGTGCAAAGTAACTACGCCACCAGACACTGAAACCTGATTGTCAAAAGTTAAAGTAATACTGGAACCATTAGCCGTTGCGGGGGCTGAGATTGTTAACGTTGTGGTTGCAATGGATACCACAGTTGCGCCTGATGGAATGCCTGTGCCTGTCACTAACTGCCCTGCACCAATTTGCGTATTGGCTGCAGACATGGTAATAGTTGTAAGCCCAGACGTAATAGTTGCGGCAACTGCTGTGAATACACCAATGGGGCTTAGACTTGTGCCGTTAATGTTGCCACCAAGAACCGGTGTGTTGATGTTGTTATCAATTAGCAACAAGTTACGACCGGGGTGAGCTAGTAGTAAATTAGTTCCACCGCCTGTGCCATCAAAAAACGTATCGAACTGCCAAAGATTGTAGTCACTAGCAGTAAAGCCGGTTAGCGTAATGTCAGTAATACCCGAGCCTGTACCGGTATTGCTAATAGGTAAAACCTGCAATCCGCCGGAATAGCCATTAAATACGTTGTTAAAATTCTGTTGCGGGTTCAGATAGATACCGCGGCTTGGACCTGCCAAGTCATTCACAATCTCTCTATAACCCCCCATCTTACGTGGGCGGCCACGCTGAAACCTAACCCATCGACCATCGTTATAGCAATCAGCGTCAAAGGTGGTGCCATCCCGTTGAATTCCGGGCTTTGTGTCAAGGGCGAAAACCTTTTTGGTCATGAGAATGTACCTCCAGCAATGCCGGTGGTAAACGTACCAGACCCAGTTACAGACACGCCCGTTGCAGTTACGCCAACACGCTTAGTTCCAAGAATGGAAATGGCAAGTTCACCTGCACCGGGGCGGTAAATACCTGTATTTGTCTCAGCTGCAAAGTTAAGTGAAGGCGTGCCAACGGTGCCGTCAATCAAGCTGAAAGAAGACGCGCCAGCTTGAGTGGTATTGGCATTTAAGAAGTTAGTGCCGTCGCAAATCAACGTGGCTTGCTGCCCAGGAGGGATAGTGGCAGTAAAACCTAAACCCGTAGTTACTGTGAATGTAAACCCATTGTCAGTCACCTGATTTGAAATGACATACAAATTCACCACAGCGGGGAAAGTCACCGTTACGTTGCTGGTTAAATTGCCAACGTACTCTTGAATGTTGTTTGCCGCTTCGTTGTTGGTTAGCAGGACTGAACCACCGGTAACGTTCTTTGTCAATGCGGTAAACGCAAACTGACTGCTTACGCCGTAACCAATAGTGACGTAGCCTGTACCGGTGCAAACAATAAACGCGGACTCTGTCGGATTGAAAGTCTTGGTTGAGTTGCCGTCAATCAGCTCAGCGCCAGTGCAAGAAACAATGAATGAGCCTGTGCCGTTATTCTTAAACAGCGTAAACCAGTTATTGCCGAGCGTTGCTGCGGCTGGAAGTGTTGCCGTACCTGCACCGCTACTCCACACTCTGGTCTGTGCTCTATCAGTTGCGGCAAACGTAGAGCCTGATGTAATTGCAGCTGAAGGATGACTTTGATTCAGCGTTGCGCCGCTGGCAACTAAACCATAACCCGCCAAAGTAGCAGCATCCGCGCTGGATGTGCCGGTTCCAAAGGCAATTACGCCCCAAGTGCCTTGGCTGGTTGAATTAGTTGTTATATAGATATACTTGGATTCTCCAGCAGCCACTGAGACGATGGTATTTGTACCAGCATAGTCCTTAACAGTGAAGGTATTGGCGCCAATGTTACGAATTAACGCGTCATTGCCAACTGATGTCTGATCCGCAGGTGGCATATACATGCTTAAACCCGCAGTGCTGGCTGTCACCTGCATAATACGCGCAGCGTAGTCAGCGTTGGTCGTGCTGTTGGAAGGCCAGTTTAATTGCGTATTGGCAGTTAGCGTGACTGCGCGGTAGCTAACATCCGTCGGCTGAATGACGTCACCGGTAAATGGGCTTACATAGCTCATGAATCCACCGCCACGGCTTGACGATCTGCAATACGAAGCTTGTCTTCAGCCATCAATGTTTGCATGATCAACTCGTAATTCTGTTGCCACATTGGCATACGCTCATCATTCTTCAAGAATGGCATGGCCTGCATGAGGGACCCGTAGAGCAAAGCTTGTGGCGCGTAAATAGTAAACCAATTGGTTTGGTTTGATGAATCCAGAGGCTGTACTCGTTCATAATAGAGTACCTCAAACGCGTAGTTAGCGTTTGGCGTTGGCGCTATCAACCAGTTGGAGTAATCATAGTCGCAGTAGTACAAAGGCACGTCAGTGGCGGTTGAATCCGGCCAGTAATTGCGAAGGTACTCATACTTACGAAGCAGTACGGGCTGACGCTCACCGCTTACCGTTACGTTCATAGACACAGTCTTATGCCAACGTGCGGGCTTGGCAATAACGCCATTGCCCAATACCATTGTGCTGGTGTTGACCGTTAAGTTGCCTAAGAACTTAATCTGGCTAGCAATGATTTGCTCAGCCAACATGATGAAAAGAGGAATCTTTGCTATGGTGGCGGCGTCAGTCCTCTCCAGATAAGACTGGATATTCTCCACTAAGGAGTCATAGGTCATTACAGCAGCAGTTGCCATACTTACTTACTCCGCTTCCTAGCCATAGCCATATTGTCAACCAAATTAGGGTAGGGTCGGCCTGCTGCTTTGGCTCTTGCTTTTGCTGCAGACTTTTTCTGCGGCGTAAGAGGCTTAGGCTTACCTAATGATTTTGGCCGTTGTTTTTCCCAAACAGGCTTACTTGATGCCATTTTAATCACCTCTTAAAAATAAAGATATAACATTTTCATGATAGAAACAAAGCTCTTTCGTCAATTCGGCGTTTTTGCAAGCCCTTTAAGACTTTCCCGCCAGCCATGCAATACTTCAGGAGCTCTTCGGCAGTGCCTTCTTTATCGCCTCTAAGCAGTTTTTGGCGAAGCGTAGAACGCTGTAATGTCCCAAGACCCACGTTAAAAGCAAAGCTAACAAGGCCATCAAACATGCCTTGTGTAAGAGGGACAGGACAGTAAGTATGCACCCCACGCTCGAATCGTTGCAAATCGTCTCGTAAAATAGCATCTACTTCTTCTTTGGAAAACTGTCGATTATCTTCTTGCCGAAGCTGATAACCGCCTCTTTGATCGATTGGAATTTTGCCTTGATCAGGGTAAAGTACATGTCCGACTCCTATAGTCCATAGTTTTGCTGGGCACTGGTATGGTTTGTATCTTACACCTTCGTGGTGCTTGATCATCTCAGTGGCTTTGGCAGAGACGTTCATTTCCCGAAAGCCCTACCGCCAAAGTGGAATGCAATAATGCTTGCAAATAAAGCTTGAGTGTCAGAGTCCCAAAGCATCTCGGCCAACTCAACAAATGTGGCCCCTTGATGCCAGCCATATGCAAATAAGCCTACATCAACAAATAAGAGCAGGAAAAAGAAACCATAAGTAATCACGGGTCTAACAGAAGCACGAAGGTTTTTCATCCACTGGCTGGTGCCTTCATTCAAGCTTTCATCGTGCTTGTAGATGGCCTGCATCTCAGCTTGTTGCGCGCCAATCAAGACTTGCTGCGTATTGGCAGCACTTTCCGTCGCCAACTGCTCTGACCGGATATGCTCTACACGCTCCATGGCTTCAAAGCCTGCTTTACGCAGTTCAAGCTCACGTGTAATCTGCATTTGCGCCAATGCCAGTTCGTGAAGTTTATCTGACCTGTCTTGGAAGAAGTCCAAAAGCTTAGGCAAACCGCCCATGAGAAATGAGATAAGAGTTGAGAGTAACGTTAGCATTTGCCATCCTTTTTAGAGTCTTCATTTTGCATGAGTTTGATACCAGATAGGAACCCAATCATGCCGCCGATAAGAGTAGAAAAAGCGGGTGAAATAATCTTGAA